ACAATTTCAAGGACATATATGATTTAAAAATAAGCACTACAATCATGTTCAAATAACACGCAAGGATTCCATCTCCGGCAACGCTCATGATAAGAGTAATCCCAAGCTGATAAATCAAGATTGGGGTAATTCCTTAGCTCAGATCAAGCGAAAATATGACTCAACATTTTGCGGGCGCTTCTTCGTGAAGTTCCTCTCATTTAAATTTCAGGACCGACGTCGGTGATGCATTCTTATCTAATTACGTATAAAACCAGGCTGAGAATTTCTTATGCAGGTCGTAAGCTAACAAATAATCAGCGGTAATCAGCCTGCAAAAGTAGTTTCTTTTTTCATGCATTTTGTTTCATTAGAGCGTTGCAAAATCCGTGAGATACGTTTATAAATGCACTGTACATGCATACAGTAATTCATTGCGGAGGGAAAATGAAAATCGAGCTAACCATTGAACGCATGAAGAAACTTCCTGATGGAGCTATACCTGCGCTCGAGTCAGAACTGCTCAAAAGACTCAGCAAACAGTTTGATGATTGCCAGCTTACGATTAGGCGTGCCAGTAATGATGGGTTGATTGTTTTCGGAGGCGACAAGAAAGAGGTCTAACTTATCCTGCAGGAGACCTGGGAAAGCGCGAATGAGTGTTTTTATTAATCGCGTAAATTTCATTGGAGCAGTTTCAAAGAGTATCGCTGTTTGCGTTCCCCTGGCTGTTCCCGATTACTGTTTATCGCGTCAATAAGTCGCTCTGGGGGAAATAGTGTGTAGTGCAGATGCCTTTAATGCAGATGATCATTGGTACGACGTGGTCAGAAGGCCGATAAAGCAGTTATCTATAGCTTCCCGGCGGAAGGGAGATATCTGGTTTATCGAGTAAATGGAATAGTTTCATTACGACCGTTACTCGAAGAGGAGGAAATCTTCACTTTCAACGGGTTTATGCAATTTGCAAAACGGCTTGGGTACCGAATTACACCACCGTCTGATATTATTATTTCATAGGCCTGAACAACCTATACCTGATGCGCCACGGAGAGAACCATGGCGCTAGAATTACAACTTATCAAACACCATTCAGGAATACTGATCCCGGCTACGCCCGAGACCAGCGATATCCTGCAATCCAAAACCCGGCTCGGCGATGTCCTTGTTGCCGAGTTCAGGCGGGTACGAAACCCGGCATTCCACCGTCGCTTTTTCGCGCTTCTCAATCTCGGTTTTGAATACTGGGAACCAACCGGCGGGGCTATCTCGAGTAACGAGCGGAAGCTGATCACCGGCTACGCCAAGTTCCTGGCTTCTTATGGCGGGAATGAAGGCGCGCTGATCGATGCTGCCGAGCAATATCTTGAGCAGATTGCTTATCGACGCGTCACAAATGGCATTAGCCTGTGCAAATCCTTCGATGCTTACCGCTCATGGGTAATCGTCGAGGCAGGGCACTTTGATGCCATTCAGCTGCCAGACGGAACACTCAAAAAGCATCCTCGCAGCATCTCGTTTGCCAACATGGACGAACTCGAGTTCCAGCAACTCTATAAAGCTGCGCTCGATGTTCTCTGGCGCTGGGTTCTTTCCCGTTCATTCCGTAGTCGTGATGAGGCAGAAAATGTCGCCGCGCAGCTGCTTGGCTTTGTGGGGTGATGAGGATGAAGAAGACCTGGTTCCAGCATACCGACTGCAGCACCGAACAGGCCGACGAACTGGTTAAGCGTTACAAAGCGCGCGGCGTGCGAGTAGAGCGCAGCCTTAATCCGGATTACGTGACCTGGACTGTAAGTGCATTTCTTCCGACCTCAAATACACCAGCGCGGCCGGATAGCCGGTGGCAAAACCGGATATGGGGGTGAGCATGGCTATTTATCGCAGCAAAAAATGGCTCGCCGCCGTCGGGCAGATCGAGCGTTGTGTTCTTTGTGGAGCATGGGGGACGCAAGTGGCACACCGGAACGAAGGGAAAGGCATGGGATTAAAAACCGATGACTGTGCCACAGCAGCGCTCTGCGTTTGCTGTCATGACGGCATTGATAACGGGAATAAGCTGAACAGGGAAGAGCGTCGGCAGCTTATGGACCGCGCGATTGTTCTGACAGTGATTGAAGTTGCCCGCCGCGGGCTGGTGGTGCCCGCATGAAAATTTACGAAATTACGCCGATTGGCAAGCCCAGAATGACTCAGCGTGACCGATGGCATAAACGGCCAGCAACAGCGGCGTACTGGGCATACAAAGAACAGGTCAGGTTGCTCGGCATCCGTCTGCCTGAGTCCGGATATCACGTCACATTCGTTATCCCCATGCCAAAGAGCTGGAGTAAGACGAAGCGGGCGCAATATGTCGGCCGCCCTCATCAACAAAAACCGGACAAAGACAATCTGGAAAAAGCTCTGCTGGATGCAGTGTTTGACGAGGATAGCCATGTCTGGGACGGACGGGTTACCAAAATCTGGGGAGAAACCGGGCAAATCATTATCGAGGAGGCCAGATGAAGCCAGAAACGCTTGAGATACTACGCGCGCGCTGGCAGCGCCTTCGCATTTACCGCTACCGGGGATCGGTGCTGGTGGATTACCGCATTCTTCGTAATTTTGTTCGTATCTATCATTCAGCAGGAGCAGCCTAATGAACCTCGAAAACACCGTGAAATACCACTTCGCCAAGTCGACGCTTATTAGCGACTCTCCGCGCGCCACTGGTTCAGATTCGCTGACCGGGACGGATATCATGGCTGCGATGGGCATGACGCAGGAACGTGCCGCCATGGGATACAGTGCCTTCCTCGGTAAGATGGGCATCAGTTACAACGATCGGGCGAGGGCGATCGAGCTGCTGGCACAGTACGCGCTCACCAAGTGCGATCGGGTGGCTGCGCTGCGCAAACTGGATGCCGGGGTTAAGCCACTGGTGATGCATCAGTTGGCCACCTTCGCTTTCGAGGACTATTCCCGCAGCGCCGCCAGCGTGAAGCAGTGCGATGGCTGCAATGGGGAAGGGTTTATAGACGCTGAGGTTTTCAGCATGAAGTCTCACACTCCCGCAAAAGAGAAGAAGTTCGTGAAGATGTCCCTGAACATGGGCGCTGAGGATATTCGTCCTTCTGAGTATGAGGTGCGTAGAGCAGTCAGGGAGGTAGCGCGCGTTCTCTGCCCTCAGTGTAAGGGTAAGAAGGTCGTTAGTTGTGCCTGTAAAGATTGTCATGGACGCGGGAAAGCCGTTAATCAGACTCTTACAGAACAGCAGGGTGTGCCGGTTCTGGCTGACTGTAAGCGCTGCAGCGGGCGAGGTTATGAACGAATCCCATCGACCGAGGCATACGCCGCGGTGTGCCAGATAACGGATGCAATCAGCCTCGATACCTGGAAAAAGTCTGTTAAGCCATTTTACGATCAGCTAATCACTAAGTTTGATATCGAAGAGGCTTGGCTGATGCGGAGCTTAAGCAGATAACAAAATAGGGCATTATTTTATAGTGAGCTATTTACTTTTCCCGAATCTGTGGTAGTTTTACTCTAACGATGGGTTATTGCCTTCGTTTAAAGCCCTGCGGTTAACCCCGTGGGGCTTTTTTATACCTTCTATAACGCCCTTGTACACCAGCTAGGAACTCATGAAACTATTTTTTAACTTAAAATAGCTTTACCATCTTCAAGAGATTCAACCTTATATTTCCTTAAGTTCTTAATCGCCGTTAAGGATCCTGCGCCCGTTACAATTGCAATTGCTGCGGTAGTTGCTGGTAATCCAATGCTGGCAACAGCAGCCGGGGCAGCCATTAATGATAAAGTTGAGCTAGTTCCACCCGTCGCAGGCGTCATAACAAAGGCAGCGTATGCGATGCTGATTGCGCCGATAGCAATGGCCCATGAAACCGCACCACTGGCCACAATTTTTACCGTTCCTTTGGTTATATCACCAGTGACTTCAATTTTGTTTGAATCACAGGCTAGTGCTTTTGCAAGATCTTTGTAAGTAGATACTGTCTGCATAAAATTTCCCAGATTAAATGTTCATATCATTATCGGTAGAACACACCCTCAGCTTTAGTCATTACGGCTAATCATCTCCAAACATTCAACACCCGCAGCATAGCGAGGTGAGAGCATGTATCGCATGGACAAAATAACCACAGGTGCTGCATATGGCGCTTCAGCCGGTAGCATCCTAAACGGCATGCTGAATGCCTACAGTCCCGAGCAGTGGAACGCTATCGGTGTGCTGGTGGGCATCATCGTTGCCGTACTGACGTATCTGACAAATCTCTATTTCAAGATCCGCGAAGACAACCGCCGTAGCAGGAGCCGAGATGAACTCGACACTACGAAATAAGCTGGTGGGCGCCATTGTTGGCGGATCAGGTGCAATCTCTATTGCTGCTGTTATGCTGGGCAATGCAGATGGTCTCGAAGGACGTCGCTATTATGCTTATCAAGACGTCGTTGGTGTCTGGACTGTTTGTGATGGACATACTGGGGCTGACGTTCGCCGCGGTCACCGATACACCGATAAAGAGTGTGACAACCTACTGAAGGCAGATCTGCGAAAGGTGGCTAATGCCATCGACCCGCTAATCAAGATTCATATCCCTGAGCCTACCCGCGCCGCGCTTTACTCCTTCACCTATAACGTTGGCTCTGGTGCGTTTGCCAGCTCAACGCTGCTGAAGAAGCTGAACTCCGGTGATGTGCCGGGGGCATGCAAAGAACTGCAGCGCTGGACATATGCCGGTGGCAAGCAGTGGAAGGGGCTGATCACCCGGCGCGAGATTGAGCGTGAAGTCTGCGAGTGGGGCCAAAAATGAGCCGATTAACAGCAATCATCTGTGCTGTCGTTATCTGCCTGCTGGTTTCCATGGCCTTGGCGCTTAACCACTACCGTAGCAACGCCATCATCTATAAAGTGCAGCTCGATAAAGCTAACGAACGACTGAACCTGGCGAACGCCACCATCAAAGACATGCAGACCCGCCAGCGTGACGCAGCGGCACTGGATGCTAAATACACGAAGGAATTGTCCGATGCGAAAAAAACCATTAATGATTTGCATCGGGATGTTGATTCTGGCGCTAAACGGCTGCGCATCGCCGCAACCTGCCCTGGAGTGTCAAAAGCCACCTCCGCCCCCGGCGTGGATGATGCAGGATCCCCCGAACTTACTCCAGACGCTCGACGGAATTATTTCTATCACCGGGACGGAATCGCAACCGCTGACAAGATGATTCTCGGGATGCAGGACTACATCAAAGAGCAGTGTCTGAAATGAGAATTATTATAACATCATTCTTTACCCAGACCGCTCAAGCCAGATAGTGTTAGCCCTGATATCTTGAAATATTCCAAGTCTTTGGCAATTTGCCTTCCGCGCTTAATGCCTTCTATGCGATACAGCGTTTCTACGAGTGCACTTAGATTGGCATTATGTTCTTGCATCTCTTCAAGAGTGATAGTTTTTGAATTTTTATCGCTGTAAAGGGCTTCATCATATGGAGATTCCTCAGGCTTGTGATTTTCCCAAAAAACGAGCTTTACAGTATTGTGAGCAATTATATTTCTGATTTCTGTAAGCTCATCAATATGTTTGTAAGCCTGAATAAGTTCCTGCTGAAGGTCCGGGTGTTCTTCAGAGCATTTGAGGATATCTGTGATAATCTTTATTTTATTGCTCAGAGCTATCTCTTTGATATGTTTGTATATTGTAGGTGGAGTTAACTCCTCAAGAAGGCTGCGAGTAAAAGATTCAACGGCACCGAATTCGAGAATAAACATGCCTACATGTGGTGCCCATTTCTCAATGTCTACTAATTTCATGTTCTGCTCCGTTGATGGTCCCGTGAGGACTTTATCACCCAATTAATGCCTCTGGGAGTAATAATAATGCCAGATATCTACCAAATCACGCTAACCACCCAAACAGGCGACATCTTCACGGGCAAGATGTCACGACGTCAGCCTGAGTTGGTGAATGGCTTTGTACTGCTAGCGTCCGAGACGGGATAGTGGCTGTATTTCGCGCCTGCCGATGTGAAGCGCGTGCAGTTCACGTCTGCACCGGCAGAGCAGACGTAACAACAAACGGAGTAACGAATGAGCAAACCGGACTGAGAGGACATTGAGACGGCGTTCCGGTTTGCTCAACTAATCAAGCCACGCGGTTTCCGATAGTTGCTGGAAGAGGAATCAATATTTCCCAGAATGGTTGTGGTAAAAATGTCGTGCCAGCCCAGTAATGTTCAATCTGATAGGTATAAACTAGGCAGGAATTCGCATTGTTCAAAAGTGCCATATCACCTCTGTGAATTAAATCTTCATTTGCCTCAACTTCATAAATTGGAGAGTTAGGGCTTCTGTATTGCGACCTAAATGCGACGGCTCCTGCTAATGTTTCACACGCAAAAATGCATTCATATCGTGATGGTGTAGAAGGCCGCATTGCTCTTCTATAAAACTCGAGCCCCCAATCTATCGAAAAGTTGATCTGTCCTGCTATCGCATTGGCAGAAAGAAAATAACCATCACCATGCTTTGATACTCCGCGTGGGAAAAGGCTAGTGACCATATTGTGCAATTCGATTGGCTGAATGGAGGGAGTGATTGGTCTAGCCACCATCCCAGGTGAGTAGTAATTACTTGAATCAACTGTATAGTAAGTAGTCATAAATTCTCCAGGGGAAAGCAATGGC